CGGATGCCCCTTCCAGTGCGTCCAACACCTCACCGCGGACGTACTCAAGGTACCCGTCAGCCTTCAACAGGTTTAGGGCCACGGTACCCCAGGCCGCACTCGGAGGTTCATCGGAGGTACCGGACTGAAGGGCCTTGGTACAGACCCTGGTCAGGACTTCGTGGAGTTTCCGACTGTTGTCGGTGTGGTTCAAGTCTGGTTTGTCTTTCATGCTTATTTTCGGAGGAAGCCCTCGACGATAGTAGCACCGGCGCCGCCGGCAGCTAACAGACCGAAGAGGAGTCGTTCGTGGAGTTTGATCCGCTTGGCGTTGCTCTTTACAGCAGAGGCGTTGTCGCGGGTCTGTTCGATCACGCCAGGCCGCTGGGTGATGAGATCACCGAGTAGGGCATCGCGGATCATACGTACGTCTCCGACTATGGATTCGCACGTGGCACATTCTTTGGGGGTCGTATCTTCCATTGTTAGTGGTGGGACTGGGTTTACAGGACTTGGAGGGACATGGTACCAGCGACGTAACTGAGGTATCCGCCGTACCACCACACGCGTACAAGGCGCGTACCCGTCAGTACCGTCTTCAAGTGGTAGTAGGTACCTGCGGCGGGGTCCGACCCGGCAGTTACCGTGGACCACCCGGAGTTACCTGTAAGGTCCGTGGTCGTCTCCACGATGAACAAAGCGGCGCCGCCCGGCGTAAGGTTATCGGCCTGACCAGATACTTCCAGTAAGTAGTTGTTGGTAGCGGACGTGAGCTCAAGCGTGTGCTGGTTGTTAGTCCCTGTAGCCAGGTTCACCACCGCGGAGGACAGGTTGTAGCTAATCCCCGCATCCACGAAGTTGATCCGCTTGCTTCCACTTCCGACGTTAGTGTCATAGAAATTGACGATAAAGATGTTCCCGGTCAGAGAGGAGTTTCCGCTCAAGTCCAAGTACGTCCCTTTCACTGCGGGGAGTTCCGTACCGGCGCCCATCTGTACAAGTTCGTCCTCGGCCGTACCGGGACCAAGTAGAGCAGCGGCACCCAACCCGAGGTTCGACCGTGCGGCGGCGGCGTCGGTGAGGTCGGACAGGTTGTTTGTGAGTTTCGCGTACCGCCCGTCGGCGTCGCCGAGTGTTGGGATGTTCGCGGCTGATGCCGTACCGGTGTTCAGTACAGCCACGGCACCCAGCCCGAGCACGTCGCGGATGACGGACGGGGAACCGACGGCCCACTCACCAGCGTTGGTGTAGATCATCAGGTCGTCGATACCGGCAGCGGGCAGGGTGTCGGCCGAACCGCCGGTGATTGAGTTTGCGATCGCGATGATTTGTGCGAGGTTAGGTACGTCGGTACCGACCAGAGCGTCGCCAACGTTCGAAAGACGCTTCGCCTTACAGTCCCAACGCGTCTGGCTACCTTGGAAACCAGGGAGGATCAACTCGCCGCCGATACCGGGGTCGATGACCACGTCGACGGAAGGGAACTCACGGGCCTCTTGGATGAGGTACAGTCCCTGCTTCACCGCAAGGTCTAGGGACGCAGACGACACCCTACCAGGGTTGAAGGCCACGAGAGCATCGTCGGGTGTGATACGACGGATGCGGACAATGTCGCCCAACTCAAGGGACGCGGCCGCAGTACCGGTGAGTGTGACTGTGAGGTTACCCTCGGTACCGGAGAAAGTGAAGTCCGTGGTCTCGACGAAGCCAGAGGTACCAGACACAGAGGAGACAAAGACGCGGACATGGTCCTGGTCGATGTACTCCCCTGTGAACAGGTAGGCTACGGTCGAGGCGTCGGACACGTTGTAATCAACGTATGTCTTAGCCATGATGGTTTACTAAAAGAGTCCTTTCGGACGTGGGTTTTGGGTTTGTGAACGGGTGTCTTCGACGAGCTTCTGGATGTCCTTGAACTCTTTGAACACCATGCCCTTCGCCTTCGATCGGTACAGGGTGATTACCCCACCGAGGAGCTTCACACGTTTGTCAAGTAGAGGGTCATCGACGGGGCGTTGTTTGTACCTCTCGTTGAGGACCTTATACGCATCCGACTCGATGACCTTCGCCAGGCGGTCACGCATGGTCATGTCCCCGATCTGGATAGTTCCGGAGAGCTCCTGTACGCGGTCGTACGCGGTCTGCCCCGACTCGTTGACAAAGTCTACCAAGTCGACCTTCACGCCGTTGTAGCGTTGCTGGCGGGGCGTACGCGTCCAGTTATGTCGCGTCTCTGCGAGTGCGATGTTTACCGGATCGGAGGCATCCTTCTCGGTTACCGGGAACGGCGACCAACGACTGACCCAGGCGCCGGGCTCTCCCCACGCCGGACGGTTTACGATCTTTCCCGTAATGTCCCGGCGCGCCTCGACTTGGTCGGACAGTCCGGGGTAGCGCGAGTACAGCCCGTCAAGGTACGTACGCACCTCTTTCATCTCGGGGTCAAAGTACACGGCGTTCACCTGTGACACCGCCTGCCCACCAGGGGCAAACGATGAAGCCATGTTGCGAAGGACTCGACCAACCTCATCCGGGTCCTCGCCTTCCATTACGGTCAGCAAGTTCTGGACACCTTGAAGGTACGACTTGGACGTGAAGTTGTTTGCGATCGCGAAGGTGAACGCGAGGCCGGCGTTACCGGCTTCATCACCTTCCGCGAAGTGCGAGAACTGCACCAAGTCCGCGGTCATGCCGAGGATGGTTGCCAGAGGATCGAGGCGCTGGTAGGAGATAGCCTTACCACCGATGTTGATGCTGTACTCCTGGTTACCCGCCGCGAGCCACGCCTTCTTCTCGTTCGCATCGGTAGGACCACGTCCAACGATTGACACGGAGTGCTTCCGACCGTCGGGGCCGGAGTCGTTGTTTTCGAAGTGGTTCAGAGCGAGCTTCGAGACTCCCATGAACGTACCGACGCCGAGCGCCCAACGTCCGAGGACTTCCGCCTTTTGGATTTCGGTGCCGGTCGCCATGATACGAGTCGCCTCGTGGGCGGACTTACCAAGGTCGGACATACCGGTACCTTTGACCTTCGCAACGGCGTTGTGGAACAACGTAGCGGCGGGGTCGAGAGGCGTACGCTTCGCAGCGTATTTCAACAGGTTCACCGGCGTCTTGATGAACGGTACGAACAAACGAAGAATCGGTACCTGGGTAGCAGCCGCGTCGAGGGCGTTACCAATACGGTCGATGTACGAGTCCCTACCCAGCGGGGTTTGGAACGTACGGTCTTCCGCAGCACGGTACGAGTCTTCGGCCGCGTTCAGGATCGACGCCGCACCTTCTTCCTCTGCGAGGCGGGTTGCCTCTTCAACGATTGCAAGGTCGCGTTCGGAAGCGTCGGCGAACTGGCGCCCAGATTTCTGCACGTTCGTGTACGCGATATCGGCGAGGTTGCGGCGCGTGAACGCCTGACCGTCTACGATTGCACGCTTCATACGAGCGGCGATGAACTCGGGGAGATTGTCGACACCGGCCCTGCGACCCTCACGGGCAAACGAAGCCTGTAGGTTCGCACGTGTCACCAACTGCTTCGACAGTTCGTCAGAGGCGGAGAGCAAACGGAACGGAACCCGCGCAGCACCGCCGACGACCTTACCGAACGCGTTCGAGATCATGTTTCCGGTCTCGTCGCCGAAGGCGCCACGAACCATACTTCCGATCAGGGAGGACTGCATAGACTCGCCGGTGAGTTGGGGCTTCCGTACGTTGTACCCGAGCTCGTGCCCGGCCCTTCCAGTGAGTTGTGACTCCCCGGTTACGAATGCGTTCTTCACGTGTTTCCAGACCGAGTCGTCGCGGTTCATCTTCGACAGTCCGAAGAAAGCCGAGGCGATCCCGCTGGTCTGGTCGATGGCCTGGTTGAACATGTCCCACCCAGTACCGAACCGTAGGAAGTTCTTACCTGGGATTAGGGCACGTGCAGTAGCCACGACTCCGCCAAGCGCACTCTCCGTCGGCATCATCGCGATCGACAACCCGTTGGAGATACTGTTCACGAGGTGGGTCTTAGGACCCATCAGGAGGTTACCCATCCAGTACTCGGTGAGACGACCAAGAGGACGTTGACTCGTACGCCCCTTAGAGATGTTCAGGATTGCGTTGAGCTTCACCTTCTTACTACCATTCGCGGCAATACCGAGCTCGGCTTTGACCCGGTTCCACTCGGCGATGATGTTTCGCCGAGCCTCTTCCAGGTTCTTAGCACTCTTTCCGGTACCGTCGGCGCCGGCCGCAAGAAGTCGCTTCTCTTTCTCAAGAGCACGGCGAGCTTTGTCAGCGGCCGACTTCTCGAAGGACATCGCAACACGTTCACGTACGTCGTGGCGCATCCCACGGAGACCGCGGCCGAAGCTGGACCGGATTCGCCCGACCTGCTCGAACACTGTTCCGAGGTTGTGCATCGCGTCGACGAAGGTCAGGAGTTTCTCGTCACTCTCACTTGCGAGTAGCGCACGCGGGTCGCCCAACTCGTCGAGCATCTTCTCGAAGTCGACGGTCATCCGGTCCATGATGAAGTTCGCCATAGCCGCACGGTTCACCAACTCTTCGGCGATGTCCGCGTCGGCCTTGAAGCCGGTCTCCATCGCGAGGCGAGCGTACGTAGTCAACTTGTCCCCGTCCGTTGCGTGAAGCGCGTCGAGGTAGTCGTCGCTCATCATCTTGAGGACCTTACTGGCCGTCGACTTGTCGGAGATGCCCTTGGACCGGAGTCGGCCGATGATCGACATCTCCATAGCCCGGATGACCGCCGGGAGGGACTCGGAGTCCATCTTGGTCAGGTTCATCAGGCGGGCGTCGTCGGGAACCGGGCCGCTACCACTTGGCCGCGGTGGACCTGCATCTTCCATGAGGGCCGGCCCAGGGCCGTCGATGGCTCCGGTGCGTTGGCGCGTGAGGCGCTTACCTTTCAGGAAGTCGTTGAAGATCCTCTGCTCGGGACCGGCGAGGCCGAACTTCGACTTCGCGTAGACCCACAGATCGCGGAAGATGACGCCGAGGTCCTGGAACAGGCGCTTGACCGTACCAGACGGGGCGGCGTTGTCCAGGAAGGCCAGGCGACCCTGGCTGATCTCGCGGAGCGTCTCGGCGAACCACTCGTCCTCGTTCCGGAATCGGTACTTGTCGGGGTCGTCGCCTCCGAGGAGGACCTTGCCCTTGTCGTCGACCGCGTAGACACCCTCAAGGCTTTTGCCGGCCTGCTTGTCCGCCTTGAACTGCTCGGTAGGGATCTCTTGGCGTCCAGCGATCTCCTTCTTCAGGGCCTTCTTGTAGGACTCGCGGACCGCCCCGACATCCTTCGCAGGTAGGTTGGTGCTGAGGTGGTGCCAGATTTCGTGGATGGCCACGTCCTCAAGGTCGCCACGTGCAACCACGCGCTTCGCGATTCGGATGATCTGGCTACCGAACTCGTAGCGGCCGGCGGAGTCCAGGTTCTTGTGGATCGAGATACCGAGGTCGTCGAAGTACTGGTGACCAAGGTCGTCCATGAACTTGCGGACGCCTTGGATGTCGTCGCGGGCGGAGCCGCCGAGGATGTTGGCCTCTAGCTCCAGGCGTCGGAAGAAGTTGTCGGCGCCGCGCTTCCGCTTCGGGTTCGGGTGGATGAGCTCCGCCTCGGCGATGAGGTCGACAGCTTCCTGACCGCCGCCACGGAACTCGGGGTCACCGTACTCGCGGACCTCAGCGTTCGCCGCGGTACGTGCGATGTCCGAGTCTACCTTGAGCTCCTCCTTGAAGGCGGAGTTCACGGCCTTCCGGAACTTCTCCGGGTCGCTGCGGATGTCGTCGAGGTCCATAGCATCCAGGCGATCCACCCAGCCGGCGAACGTCTCGACGCCGCGGGCGAACCCGGCCTTCTTCAGGGTCTGGTCGGCGACATCGAACGCCTCCGGGGTGAGGCCAGCCTCGATCTCTTTCTGCGTAACCTCGATCGTCGTGGACGTCTCAGTACGCTCGTTGTACACGGTGTACTTCCTGCGAGAGTCGAGGGGAGGTGCATCTGCCGGACGCGGCTCCGATGTACGGATTCGGATGTCTTCGAGCGCGTCCTCCGGTAGAGCCGGCCCCTCGGAACCGATGATCTGCTGTGCATTGTCGACGATCTTCTGGAACTTGTCGATCTGCTTCGTGTCCTGGATGATTCCATCAGGAAGGAAAACCTCGGCGTCGGCCTTGGCCTTACGAGCCATCGCCTTCCCTGCGGAGACCGTACGGATACCATGGAAGATCGTGTCGGTAAGGGCACCGAGGCCCAGACCTTCGATCATGTTCCGTAGACGTCCTTCGAGTTCCGAGTCACTGTCCTCGGACTCAAGCATACGACTGATCGGGTTTTCGAGGAACGTACCGGAGATCGCGTCAGAGAGGCGACCTTCGTGTCCGTTCACGAACGCGAAGTCCGTCACGGCACCTTTGGCCAGACCGGCGCCAACAGCACCCATACCGGACTTCGCCGATCGGATACCGCTTGCAACCTTGGAGACACCTTCGGCGCTCTTCCACCCACGTGCGGCCAAAGCGGCAGCACCTTTTCCGACAGAACCGATACCGAACCCGGTGGCCGCAAAGCCGGCCGCGAACTGCATCAGACCTGTCGCGACCTTACCGGCCGTAGACTCGGCGTGTCCGAACAACCGCTGCTCATCCCAGTCGGGAAGTGCGTCAGCCGTGAACACGTCGAGAAGTCCGTAGAAGTCGCGTGCAGCGCCTTCCGCTCCACGTATGGGAGCCATAGCGATGTCACCGAAGCTAAAGAACTCCTGCTCATCTTGGGCGCCGCCAGTGATGGAGGAGCCCGTTAGTGTTTTGAAATCAGTCATTGGTTAGTCCAGTGCAAGTTGCATGTCAAGGAAGTCTTCCGGATCGAGGCCAGGGAACTTCTCAAGGATCGGGTGGTTCCTGTAGTTTTCAGGGTAGAAGTCTTCGAGGGTAGTGAGGTAGCGGACAGATACGGGGTGGAAGTCGTCCCAGTTGGTGACTTCGAACGAACCAATGCGGCCCTGGATAACCTCGTATTTGGTAACCCACGTGGCCTCCGCCAATGCAGCTACGCCACCGTAAGCCAGTCCCAGCGTTTCGGGGGACGACTCCCCAAGGTTCTTGAGCACCAGATCACGGACTTTCAACTGGTTAGCCTCGATGGCCTTACGCTCTTGGAGACCAGGCGTTCCGGCGATGCGACCCAACTCGTACATGATCGGGCTCGTCACGCCAACTTCACGTACGGCGGCGTCAAGTACCGGACTTTGGCGGAACCTTCCTGGGTACTGTTTTGCTCCGTTGGTGAACATGGCCCTGACTCTGTCAACAACCTCATCGTTCCACGGGCTGTAGCGTACGTCGGGGTTAGCCAGTCGGGTCTGTACCCGCCCGTTCTGCCAACTCTTGTTGTCTACGTTTGTTTCCAGGCCCTTCGGCGCACGTCCAACAGCGTTGTACGTCTCGTTGATGAGTAATGTCCTTGCGTCCGTCTCGCGGATAGAGCGCATTTGAAGGGCAATAGTGTTACCGTACTTGATACGGTTACGGGTAGACTCGGCGAACTGGTCCGACTCCTGGTGGAAGGGTGCCATAGATTGGCGTACGTCCTCAGGGAGTCCCGCTTCTTTCAGGATGTTGGCCTGTTTTTCAGCGGCCTCGGACGCTTCGTAAGCGGCCTCCGGGGTCTTACCGAACTTGTCCTCGAACCACGTGGTGTACACTTCGTCGCGGATCATACGAGCCGTGTCGTTCGTGTACGAAGCCTTCAACGCCGGCGAAAGCCGTGCCACTTCTGCACGCCACTCCGGGCCGCTGGTTTTCTCGGCGACGGCCCGTTGAAAGGCAGACTCCAGTTTGTCGAGCTCTCGACGCCCAGCGGCCGTAATGATCGGGTTACCCGTGATACCGGTGTCGTCTACTGGAACTCCCCACAGATCACCGAACGCTTCCTCACTTGTGAGGATGTCATCGGTGAAGCGGGCGATTGCCTGTTCGAGGAGGTCCCCGGTAACGAGACGGTTCTGCTCATCCTCGACTGCCTGGTCCGCCGCGAGAAGTTTCTCACGGATCTCCGGACTCACGTCAAGGTCGTCGATCATCTTTCTAACACCAAGGGCGCCCACACGGAGAGCTTCTTGTACTGCGACGATTCCCGCCTCGGTTTTCTCGTTCAGGTCCCGCGTCTGCTTGGTGAAGTCGTCCTTCAACATCGTCATACGCTGGTCGTGTTCGCTCTGGATCGTGACGTAGTCGGCGTCCGGGTCTGACAGTGCCTCACGTAGGTTGTCTTCCAGTTCGGAGATGGATGCCTCGATCTCCGTACGGAGTTCAGTGGCGCGTTCGCCGCCGCCGCCGACAAGAGTGTCCGGCAACTTCTCGACAGATCCACGCAACTTCAGGTACGACGGGCGACCTTCCGTTACGGCCTCGAACTTACGAGCCGGTTCCTGGGTGATCGCGTACTCCCCGAGCTTGCGCTTGTTGGGGTCCTCGATGTCGTTGAGGAGGATCTGCGCGTCTGTGGTTGCACCGATCGAGGCGAGACTTTTGATCATATCCAACGTCTTGTCGTCGTCGTTCTTGACACCGTCCTGTCGAGCGCGTATGGACTGGTTACGCGCCGCGGCAGTATTACGAGCGAGGTCGATCTTCAAGCCGGCAAACTCCCCAAGACCGTCCAGGTCGTCCTCGGCAGCTTCGAGGACTTCGTTCACCTCCGCGGCAGTACGGGCGAGTTTGATACGGTCCACGACGCTACCCTCGGTGAGTTGCCATAGGCGGACTTCTTCGTCGGCCTTCTGGGCCAGGCGTGTACCTTCCTTCGCACTTTCCTCAGCGGCGATGAACACGTTACCATACATCTCTGCAAACGCGGGGATCTGCGCGAGCTTCTGGTTACCCACGGAAGCGTCCGCGTAGGCGCCGAACAGGTCCATGAGACGGTCAGTGATCACAGACTCGTCTTGGCCGGCATCGCGGCCGGCAGTAACGATCTCGGCGCGGGCCTGTACGAACATGTCCATGACTGCCTGACGCGGGTCGGGGAAGTTACCGTCGCGTAGGGTCTCTTCACTCCAAGCGTAGTTGCTTGAGATCAGACCGGCGCGTTCGCTTTCCTTCGCGTTGGCGACTTCGACAAGTCGGCTGGTCCCGACGGTCAGCACGTTCACCTGCGTCTGGCGGAAGTGTGCGTTGTTCACGCCCTCCTGGTACGCGTCCTGCATGTTGAAGTACCGTTCTTCCAGTACCTTCGATGCACCGCGGCGGAAGTAGCCGTCCTCGGCCAGCGGATCATCCTGGAGACCTTCGGTAGCGATCTCGGTGTACACTTTCTCAAAGTCAGGGAAGGCGTAGTTCTTACCAAGTTCGGCGGCGGCTCGGCCGTTTCTGAGCTCTTGCTCCATTCTCTCGGCAGTGGCGGCAAGTTGCTCTTGTTGCCAGACTTGTCCAAGGATCAGGCGACGGCCGCGGTGGAACCCTTCGGTGTGCGTAGGGTCGGTACCGTTGCGGATCATGTCGCGTTCCTTGCGGATGTAGTCGCGGCGCTCCTCTTCGGAAAGTTTCGTGTACTCCTGGAGAGTCGTAGTTTGGCCGGCCTCGAAGTCCTTGTTGTACTGGACCTGGTTCTGGATAGCCCCAAGTTTAGCGACGTTCTCGCCGATCCCGGCGAAGTCGATCAAACTGAGTCGATCCGAGTTAGGCCGCGCAAGGTACGTCTCGTCCCGGAAACCGGATTCCACACGCGGTACGGCTTCCCCCGGTTTTTGAAGGCCCTGGGTCTGGGCTCTGTTTTGTGGTGCCATGATTGGTTAGGCTGTTCCGGATTGGGCTTCGTATGTCTGCTTGGCGAGGTACGCCGACGTTGCTGCCTGTGCGAGTCCGAGCATCAGGTTCGGCTTCTCGATGTTGAGGCTACTGTTCAGTTTTCCAGATCCGCCGATCTCGACAGACTTCTTTTGTCGCTCGATGTTCGCAAGAGCTAGTTGCTCGTTGAGTGTGATTGCGGTCATGTACCGGCCTTCTGTGGCGGAGAAGTCGTTCAAGAGGGCGTCGACAGAAGCGCCAGATACACCGGAGTCCGCTGCGGCCGCGGTGACGTTACCCCGCGCTAGACTCGCATCCCGCGCAACGTCGGCGACTGCAACGGCGGCCCGCTCTGCTTCGGCGCGTGCCTGTGAGTTCAGGGCACCGTACTCAAGGCCGGTTGCCTTCGTGATGTTTTCCCGGTTCAGGGCTTGGATCTTGTTCTGGTTACTGACGCTCTTACGAGATTGCATCAGTTGGAGGGCCTGGCCGGCGAACATCGCCGCAAAGATGGGGAATGGCATTGTTTACTCCGTGTAGGTGAAGTACTTGACTCCGTTGGTACCGCATACGGTACATCCGAGCCATGTGAGGAAGCGGTCCAGCCGTGCGTTCTCGCCTTCGAGCGTACCGTACAAGCGCCCGTACTTCTTGTACAGGCCCTTGATGAACGGACGAGACTGGCGGATGAATGCGGGCTTCGCCATGAGGGATAGGTCCCCCTCCATCCAGACATTAGCCAGAGGAGGGGGACCTACGGGGATTGCACCGATTACGACACAGTCACCTGAATCGTTACGGACTTCCCATAGTTCACCGCCGTTGTCGCGGGTGTACTCGATCGCGTCCTTTACCGCCGCGGGAACGTCTACTGTACTCGGCGTGCGCGTGATCTGTAGTTGATTTCCCATTGGGCGGAGGTGAAGGTGGATGGGTATGGTGTCGAGTTCGTGATGGTGACGATGGACTCTTTTGCGGAGCCACGTACCGGTACTGTCATTGCGCCGTTTTCGAGGACGATAGCGTCCAAGGAATCGACCGGGAAGTCTGATACCACGCTGGAGAACTCGGAAGTCCTTGGAGCTCGGTACCCGATCTTGGTAGTGACTTCGAAGGCCACCGACTTGCTGTACTGTAGACGCACAAAGCGTACCATCTGCGGCGTGCTGTAGTCTCCCATGACGCCCTCGCCAACCCTGGTCCGCACGAGCGGTTCCGTGAACACGTAAGTCATCGTGTACACGATTCCGAGGAACAGGGGGTCGGTTACCACGTCACCTTCAACCACGACAGTCGTGGACGTATACGAGTTCACCAGGAGCGTTACACCTGTGTCTCGATCAACGACCATAGGAACGTCGGTGTCGTACAGAACGTAGTCCGCGGGGAGCGTAATCGTCGTCTCGTTCGTGGCCGCGTTGTACGACCTGGAACCAAACTGGTCCTCGGTTAGGCGCCGGTCGAGTAGGATCTCGAACACGAGGTCACCATCTTCCGTTCCAGTTGCGAGGGTCAGGACTTCGATGTACAAGTCTCCGTCACGTTCAAGCACGATGTAGAGCTCGTTCTCGATGAAGGACGTATGTAGGATCTCCACGGCCGTACCTGGAAGTGTCCAGCGCGACCAGGAAGTCTGGGCACGCGCGTTACTTCCCCAGAGGTACTTGAATACGTAGAGGTCACCGCCGGACTCATCGGTCCGCACGAGGAGGACGTCTTCGAGCGAGCTCGCTGTGAGCTCAAGCGCCCTGCCGGGGATGTAGTCGGGTACCTTTGCCGTGACGTTGTCGGCGTCGAACGTGAGGATGTCACCTGTCTGAAACAGTTCGCGGATACCGGTCTGCCCGCCACGCTGGAAAGCGAAGAAGACTGACCGGGCGGTAGGCTCTGGGTTCGGGACCGGGTTGGATTCGAAGTCAGCTACCGGGAGGATCTGGACTGTACGCGGGGACAGGATCTCGGAACCTTTCAAGATGAACTGACCGCGGTCGGAGAACAGTATCATGTTCTCGTTGAACGGCGCTGAGTTCCTGAACATCGTCACTTTGGTGTGGTTCGTCGTGACCTGAATCGTTTCGGTGTCTCGAAAGCCGAGCATCGTAGCGCGGAAGAAGTTGAAGTACTCTCCAACCTCCGACAGACAGACCTGGTTTTCGGCCAGGAACCCTAGCCGGTTCTTGTAGAAGAAGAGGTTCGACATCCGGAGCCCAACAAACGTGGGGTCTGGGTTCGTGTCCTCGTCGCCGCACACTCGATCACCCCACTCGGGGCGTAGCCACTCGAAGGTATCAACACCGGTGTTGGCAAGGATGTGAGGCATCTGCGCCTCGTTCAGCGAGAGTACCGTAGCCGGCGCCACGGTCTCGACCCACTTACCTTTACCGATGTTTCCGGTCTCGGTACCGTCTGTCTGGAAAACGACCCAGTAGTTATCCGCGTCGATCTCTGCATCACCGACGACTTCAACCTTGAATCCGTCCCGGAACACCTCCGGTAGCCAGCCCTCTACTCGCGGCACGCCGTCGTAGATAGCGGACAGGACAGAGTCTCCGATCGAGTCGGTTGTCTGCACGTAGTCTACGGTCGTGATTGTACCGTCGAAGACGATCTCGACAAGCGCCCCGACTGACGTGGCAGTCACCCCGGAGATAGCGGAGATTTGCGATGCCAAGGAGGACATGATGTCCTCGGTCTTCACCGACCCAAGTTCACCAAGCGGTGCGCCCCCTGTACCCTTCCACGTTGTGACAGAGTAGGGGCCGTTCACGACCCCGTTCAGCTTCAACGTGACCTTGTAGGTCGACGAGTAGTCTCCCTGCCGGATGAACAAGTACGCCCTGTTTGGAAGTGCAGCGGACTTGTCGAGGATGTCCATCGAGACAACCTTGCCCTTGTTCACGATGAACGTGGTATCGCTCACCGTCATGACTTCAAAGTCTTCGGGGTCGGTCATACCCGAGAGGTACGAGTAGCCTATGACAGCCGGGTCAGAGACAGAGATGGGGTTACCTGTTACCAGGTTGATCCCCTCGACTCCGGTGGGCGTGAACCACACGACGTACTGTTCGGCGTCATTCCGGTAAATGGTGTGGAACTTCCCGACAGCCGGTGCCGTACCGAAGGACGCGACGGTACGCGTCGGAGGGCGTTTCGAAAGTCCAACGACTGGCGACATGTGGCAGTTCACCGCATCCGCGCATTCCGAAAGTTGGCGTAGCGCCGGCGATTGCTGGGAAACTCCACCGATTAGGGTAGGTTGGATTTGGTTGATGAGCGGCATGTTATAGGATGGGCTGGCCGTTGAGGTACTGGACCCGACCCTCCTGCGGGCCGAGGACGGAGTAGTTACCGGCGCGTAGGTGCGCACGCTTGAGCGCGATGAGGGCGTACATCGCATCCTCTCGGAGGATTGCCGACAACTGCGGGTCAGTGAGTTGACGGTCCGCGTACTTCTTGGACGCGATGGCGACGATGTAGGCTTTCGCCGGCGGTGGAATGTCGTCCCAGGACAGTTGCTCGATTACACCGATGGTCACCGACGACGAGAACGCCGAGGTGTTGTTGATGAGGTCGAACAGTAGGCCGCTTCGGACGGTGTACCGTGTGTCCCAGGGTGCATCGACCTGGAGAATCGTACCAGGGATGAGGATGTTTCCGGAAGCGTTAGGGACAAAGGTCCGCTTCACGGAGTTGAAGTACCACCCCTCGATCTGAACGTTGCGGGTTTCTTCGTCGAGACGGAGCTCGGCGGCAACAGAATCACTTCCAGACTCTTCGGTCAGGGAAGACACCGGCTCGTCGCCAGTCGCGGACAGGATCTGGTTCACGGCGTCGAGCCGCGACATGTTACTGGTAGCCATAGTGGATTTACAAGGGGTAAAAAAAAAATGCGGGGGAGCGATGAAGTTTGCATCACTCCCCCGCAAAGGGTCAGGCGCTCTTACCGATAGCGCACGCTTCCGGACGGAGCCAGCGGTGCGACATCTGGTACGAGCCGACAACGAAGTCCGACTTACGCGTCAGGAGGTACTGGGTCTCCAGGCTCAAGTCCTGGCTGATACCCGTACCAGCGGCCGAACGCTGGAAGGCCATGAGGCGAGTCGTGCTCATGTTGGCAACGTAGCTGTTACCCTCCGAACCAGGGTTGAGTTGGTTCGTGGTACCAGCGAAGTTGTCCGTCGGCATGTTGTTGGACACGACGATCTTGAAGCCGTCGACCATACCGATCGTACCCTGCGCGATCGAGCCGTTACCGGTCTCGTAATCGGCGTCGAGGTAGGCGCGGAACTCGGCCGAAGCCAGAGCGATGCGCTTGATCTCCGGGGTGAAGATCACGAAACGGTCTTCCATCGGGACGTCGTTCTCGTCGAATCGCTGGCCGGTGTTCTGGATGAAACCGAGGATTGCCGAGGCAGACGTGTAGGCGTTGACGGTCGGGACGTAACCGCCGGGGTGACCGGTGTAAACGGCATCGGCCGCGATATGGGCGCCCTGGTAGAGCACGCGGGCAAGGTTCTTGTCACTGTTCTTGACGAGCGCGTTCACCATCTTGGAGGTGTACTCGGCGCGGTCCTCGAAGTGCGAGATTTTCGACCACAGTTGCGGGATGAGCATCGGCGACACACACTCGCGGTCGACGAGCAGGATGTGTTCACCCTGGTCCATCTCTTGCAAGTAGCTGCCGTCGAGGATCATGTCCTCACCGGGGACGTGGTACGAGCTTGAGAGGCTCGACAGGACCGGGAACTGGACGGACTTCATACCGTCACCGAGGGTACGGGTACGGGTCAGACCGATCAGCTTGGGCTTGACCTCGAACTCGGCGACGATTTCGCCAGCCCATTGGGTAAGGGCAAGATCCGGATCGAGCGGGGAGCCACTAGAGTTAGTGGCGACGGGGTTTTGGATAACGACCATTGTGGTCACTCCTAGTTGGTTTGTGGGTTTGGGAGAAAAAGTTTCAGATTGGTCCCAAGCCGTGTTCACAAACGCTTGACGCCTTGGAGGTTGTGCCGACGTATCGGGCCTCTTCAAGTCAAGGGTCGGTAGTCACGACGGGGGTACCTTACTCATCCGAAGGTTGTGCCGACGTATCGGGCCTTCGGGTTACTTCGGGTACCCCCGCTGCTTTTCTGGGTGTCTGTTAGAGTCGGCCTTGACTGCGCGACACTTGCAGACGTCTTTGCACACTTGCGCGGTAGTTGGCGGAGGTCTTGTACTCCGGCTTCTTACACGCTTCGGTGTACTCCGACATGTTGGCGAAGGGTTGTACGCCTTGGGCGATGCCGGCCGGTGCTCCCGTTACGGAGTGTGTGGCCTTGGTGCCGTTGGCTTCCTGGTATTTTGCGAGGACGGCACGTGCGGCCGTCGCGGAGACTTCGGCGTCGCCGGTGCTCCACATGCTGTTGATGCTTTGGATTTCACCGGCCGTCGCATTCGCTGCGAACCATGCGGTGACTTCCTTGAAGTTCTCGGCACCGCCGAAGATGGCGTGGGTAGCTTCCTCAACTCGACGGCCACGCTCGACGGCGCCGTTCACAGCCATCTCAACGAGCTCGGCAGGAACGCCGGCTGCGGCCAGCGCAGCGACCTGATCTTCCGAGAGTTTCCCGGAGGTTGAGATCGATTCTCCGTAGCGTTGCATGGCTTCCTGACCAAGAACCGGA